CGTTCGGGTATTACTTACACGTTTACCGTCATCGCCATCAATGCCACTGGAAGTTCTCCTGCCTCTGCCACATCAGGCTCAATGACGGCGACAACAATTCCACAAGCGCCAACAATCGGTACGGCAACCGCATCGGGCAGTTACGCTGCAACGGTCACTTACACTGCGAATGGAACTGGCGGTCTGACAAATACTTTCGCAACTAGCGGAGGGGGTTCTGGGTCTGGTGCATCGCCAATTTCAGTCTCTGGCTTGGCACAGAATACTATGTACTCATTCACTGTCACCGCAACGAACTCCAACGGTTCTGCAACCTCTGGGTTTTCTAACAGCATTACTACGGTACGCATTTACAACATCGGTGACACTGGGCCTGGTGGCGGATACGTGTTCTACGATGCTGGTTCACATCAGTCATGGGGCAGGTATTTGGAAGCCGCTACTATAAACACCTCTCCCCCAGGAAGTCCTGGGTCAATGACTCCGCTGGCACGTCCAACGTGGTCATATAACACCAGCACTGCGGTTGGCACTGGCACGGCGATTGGTACTGGACTTGCCAATACAAATGCGATGGCGGCACAAGACCCAACAGGTGTCTCCAACACGGCGGGGAAGGAATGCAGAGCGTTCACTGGTGGTGGCTATTCCGATTGGTTCTTGCCGTCAAGAGACGAGTGCCAAGCGATGAATCCGTATCGAACCGCTATCTTGGGTGGAAACTTTCAAATTTGGTCATCTTCGGAAACCACGACTCCATCGACAAATGCGTGGCTCTGTGGTTTGGGTTCTACATTCCAGACATATGATGTGGGTAAAACCGACATTAACTACGCTGTCCCAATTAGAGCGTTCGGATAAGGAGCCAAAAAATGACATTCACCTACTCAACCGACCCGTCCACAACTCCCAAGGATGCCGTGCGCTTCTATCTCCATGATATTGACATTACCGACCCTCTCTACACCGATGAGGAAATCGCCTTCGCAATTTCAGATTGGGGTCCAAATGTTTTCGATGTTTGTCGCGTCTTGGCTGAAACGCTTATCGCCAAGTTCACTCGACTCGCTGACTCTTCTTCCAAGACCGTAGGGGATATATCGGTTTCTAAGAGTTACAACGACAAGGCTGGTCAGTACGAGAAACTAGCGGCGAGTTTCGTTGCTCGTCGCTTGCGTAAGAACCGTCCTCGTATCGGAGTGAACGCTGACTCCCTCAAGGCTACATCCGACCGAACCGTGGAGACTTTCCATACCGATTTCCACTTAGGACAAATGGACAATCCGAAAAATGTTTCCGAGACAAACACGGGCTACTAACCATGGTGAGAGTTGTTTTAGATAACGGGACAGTATGACGGCGCAAATCTGGCAAGAGGTAGTCGAGTTCATGGTGGACACCGTGGACTTTTACCCAATTTCTACCTCAAACAAATTCAATGAACCGACCTACGGAACTGTTATCCATATCAAGGGTCGGGTAATGAACAAAGAGGCTAAGACGAGAATAGTGGACGGGATAGAAGTTACCGACATGGGTAAATTCATCTGCTACGGTCCACAACCCACCATCACGACAAAGCATAAGATGGTCGTGGGCGGAGTCGAGTACAACATCAATGCAGTCAATTCAGTTTCGGATGAGAACGGGATTCATCACACCGATATAACCTTTGGTCGCTAATTATGGCTAAAGAGTGGAGCATGGTCATAGAGGGTGGCGACCAACTTCTTGCGATGCTAAGGAATTCAAGTGACGGCGCGGGTCATGCCATCGGTCAAGCGATTCTTGAAGAGGCAGAAGTCATATTCGCCAAGTCCCAAGTCCTCACGCCGATTGACACAGGCGCTCTTCGCGGTTCGGGCGGAGTGACCGCTCCAGAGCAAGTAGGCACCAGCGAAGTCCATGTCGATATTTTCTACGGTGGTACCGCCGCGCCGTATGCACTCTTCGTCCATGAGATGTTGCAGAATAAGCACAATGCACCGACACAGGCGAAGTATCTGGAGCAACCCTTCCTAGAACGGATGGGCGATGTTCAGCAAAATATCGCAACCCGTATCATTGAGTTAATCAAACAGAATTCGAGGTAGACCATGGCATCAATTTTGGAAGCGGTGGGCGACCTTATCCGCGACGCGACTCCTACAAGCCTTGGCACCTACATCTCCAATGGTGTAGGCACTCTCGTTCTGGGCATCCTGCCAGATACTCCAGACTCTATCTGCGCGGTTTTTGAGAATACAGGGATGTCTCCAATGTTCACCATGGGCGACGGAGGAATCGTGGTAGACCGTCCGATGGTGATGATTCAAGTCCGTGGGGTGCCTGATGCTTACGAGGCTCCACGCGACCGTGCCATGGCTATCCGAACCTACCTGTCCTCCCTGACAGGGGTTACAAGTTCTGGAATCAATGTCATGCGGATTGAAGCCATGGGTAGCGTCAATCATTTTGCCGTGGATGCCAAGCGTCGGAATGTCTTTTCGGTCAATTTCCTATGTCATCTCCAGCCATAGAGCCAGAACCCGACCGATTCGGGCGGGGCGCTCTTCAAGACAACTTCGTTCGGTGCTGGCGGTGCAAGCGTCTTTTGGCTGAAATGGTGACTCGACCATGGAAAATCGTCTGCGGTAGGTGCAAGGCGGAGAACAATTCTGGTTGAATATCAACCGTAGTTATGCTATGCTTGAGTTGTCCGAGAGGGGGCAACCGTGGAGTTCCAGATTGATTATCTCAATGCAGAAGCCACTTTCGCCAAGGCACAGAAAATTGCCTCACGAAGCAAGAAAAAAGGCTTGTCTGGAGGCTGGAAAGTAAGCCTTGAAACCCGCACGGAGGCGGATGAAAACGGAATCGCTACCGACCGAACCTACCTGATTGTCGAAGGTACGCCTTGCGTCTATGAAGGCTGGGAGTTCGTCGGGGTAGCCGACAATATCGAAGGTCAATACTTCAATCGAAGCATCGCAGGGGCTACCGATTACAAGGTCACTCAAAACTATTGCGTTCAATGCAATACCGACCGTGACCGAAACTCTTTGCTCATCGTGAGGAACACCGAGACGGGCGATATTAAGCAACTTGGCTCCACTTGCGTCAAGGATTTTCTTGGCTGGTACTTTAGCCCTGTCGCACTTCCTTCCATCGAAGAGTTCGAGTCTTTGGGAGGTAGCGGTGGTGGCAAAATCTCTATCAACACCGTGAAATTCCTGTCCTATGTCGTAGCCAAAGCCGAGGCGGATGGTTATATGACCTCTCAAGCCTCTGTCTCCACAGGGCGACTTGTCTGGGACGGATTGCTAGGGGATAAGGTTTCTAGGGAAGATTTGGTCGAGCCAACCGAGGCTGACATAGCCAAGGCAGAGGCGCTTTTAGCGTGGGGCAAGGAAAAGTTCACCATCGTCGATGAAGGGGATGCCTACACCTCCTACTTCTACAACATGGCTCAAGCCCTGACTTTCGAGTATGTCTATGACCAGACCAAGGGCATCGTTGCCAGCCTTTACAAGACCCAGCAGAACGTAATCGCCAAAGAAGTTGAGGAGAAGAAGGTTTACAAGACAGAGCAATTCGCGCCAACGGGCGAGAAGGTGATTCTGGATGTCACGGTCACAGGCGAAAACACCTTCGAGAGTGCCTACGGCTTAGTCACCCTGTACCAGTTCGTGAGTGGGGACTACAAATTCAAATGGTTCTCCTCAAGCGGAGCAAATATCGAAGTCGGACAGACCTACAAATTGAAGGGGACGGTCAAAGGCTCCGAGGAGTACAAGGGTCAATTCTCCACGACGCTGACCCGATGCAAGGTAGTGGCTTGACCTTATCAACCATGGTTGATATACTGTGAATACAACGAGTGAGAGGACTCAAGATGAGGACATACAAAATCATCGCTAAAGAATCAGACGGCACTCCTGTAACTCTGACACTAAAAGCATGGACTTTGGAGGATGCTAAGAACAAGATATACGTTATGGAACCAAACACCACGGTTATCAAAATTGTTGAGGTGAAAGCATGACCCTGACACTCATCGAAGCAAAGAAGATCGTCGGCAACCAACCAACGTGGGCGCTGAAGAACATGGTCAAGGCGCTCCAACTGCCTATCTCAACTTTCCTCAATACCGAGGAAGATAAGTTGCGACTGGTCGCGGCGAAGGTTGTTCTCAAGTCGCGCAAGTAGTAATCTAACTTTCGACAGCCAGATAAGAAACCCCGCCATACCTGTACCATGGCGGGTTTTCTTATGCCCAAAATTGATGGTGCTACACTTTCAATCAGAACTTCGTGCGCTCGTCGCCCTCTGTATCGCTTTCTTCGTGCGCTTGGTCGCCTTGCGGTTGCAGGGGACACTTGCGCCGTAACAAGGGAGAAGCGATGGCGAGTTTCAAGGTTTTGAATGGTATTGATTACCCGCCGAACAAAAGGGCGGAAATTGGCGATGTCGTTACCGACTTGCCTACGAAAGATATTAAGTGGCTTCTTGAAGTTGGAGCGATCGAATCATATGATGGCAAGACTCCAGTAGTTGAAGAAGAGCCTGTTACCGAAACTCCAGTCGTCGAAACTCCAGTCGAGGCTCCAACCGTCGAAACTCCAACGCCAGTTGAGGAGACAAACTAATGGCTACTTTCGTTCATGGTAAGAAAACCCGTGTATTTATTGACAAGTTTGACCTTACTCGTTATTTCCGCGACGTGAATTCAAACTCTGTTATTGGCACAGCCGACTCAACTACTTTCGGCTCCAACTCCAAGGAACATATTGTGGGGACAATGGAAGGTAAAGCCACTCTCAACGGTCTTTTTGAAACTGTTGCTCTTGTCGGGGCTACTCAACTCTTCGACACAATCAAAGGGTCGGATACGAAGTCCATTGTGACTATTGCGCCGTTTGGACATTCTCTTGGCGCTCGCGTAATCATTTTCTTGGCTGACACATCCACCTACACGATTTCAGCGCCAATCGGAGATATTGTCAAAGCGGATGCAGGTTTTGAAGTAACCGATGGCATCGACGATGGTGTGTTTCTCTCCGATGGTAGTGCGGTTTCAACTACGGCGGTTGGAACTGGAGTAGACGATAGAGGCATCGCATCTGCCAATGGTGGGGTTGCCTTTCTTAGCGTTCCCGTTGATACACGCGACGGGACATTGATTGTGAAAGTACAACATTCTGCGAATAACTCAACATTCGTAGACCTTGTTACTTTCACAACAGTAGTAGCCAGCACCCCAACATCTGAACGGATTGTGGTTCCTGCTGGAACAGCAGTATCCCGATACCTACGAGTGTCCTATACGGTCGCAGGTACAACAGGCGCAATTACACCCGTAGTTGCTTTCGCTAGGAGGTAATACAAATGACAGTCTTTACCCATGGTAAGAAAACATCGTTCAAACTGGACAACTCTGGCGGAACCCTCCAAGACCTGAGTACCTACCTGACCGATGTAAACTTTCCTGAAACGATTGACACCGTTGATTCGACAACGTTCGGTGCAAATTCAAAATCTCATGCAGTCGGACTTATGGGCGGAACAATCGCGCTCACAGGTCATCTTGACCCAACTCTGGATGTTAATTTATCTGGCGTTAAGGGTCAGGATGCCTCAATCTCATTCGAGTACGGTCCTCAAGGCACAGGAACAGGTATGCCTAAGTACACAGGCGAGTGCTTCTTGACTGGATACGACAAAGGGTCGGGAATCGGCGCACTTGCGAAGATTACTGCCAACCTGCTCGTTACAGGCGATGTAATAAAGTCTGCCTACTAAACAACTAAATAAACCGTGACCAACTTAGTGTCCCAAGGAGAAAACAAATGACAACCCTTTCCACAAGAATCTTCTCAATCAATGATATGACAGTTGAAAAACTTGTTATTCCTGAATGGGATGGAATCGAAGTAGAAATTCGCTCAATGTCAGCACTTGAGAAGTCCCAAGTGACCGAACAGGCAATGACTGACCCGCTTGCAGGTAAAGTCGATATTGGATTGATGTATGCACTATCCATCATTCAATGTCTCTTTGACCCAGAAACGGGTGAGCAGATTTTCCAAGATAGCGATGTAACCGCAATCCTCTCCAAGAGCAATACGGTTATCGAGCGCCTTGCACAAAAGATTATGGGCAATTCAGGAATGGGTGAAAAGGCGGTATCGAAAGCGCAAGAGCGATTTCCTGCTAAATCCTGAGCGTCGGTTTCTCTTTGATCTTGCAGAAAAACTAACGAGGACGGTGGGCGAACTTCTACACGGAAGTCCCGCCCACCGACCTCTTAGCAGTACAGAACTAATCGAATGGAAAGCGCTTTGGACTATTCGCAATGATGAGTACGAAGCGAACAAGAACTCTTAGGGGGTGAGGCAATGTCAGAATCAACTCCTACCATGGAGGTTCGCGCTCGCCTCACAGCCGATGCTTCTCAATTTACTCAAGGCATGGCGCAAGCCACGCAAGCCACGCAGAATTTCATCGGGCAAGCAAATAAAAGTACCGCGATAGCCCGTGGCGTGGGAATCGCTTTCGCGGCGGTTGCTGGGAGCATGATCGCTTTTGCGGAAAAGTCGTTCATGGCGGCGGCTCGCGTTCAAGAATTAGATGTCGCTCTCCAAGCCGTAGGCAAGTCCACGGGACTCGGTTATCAAGCCCTCGCTGACACGGCTAAGGCAGTCAAGAGCATGGGTATTGAGATGAATGTGGCTCAACGCTCTACTTTGATGTTCGCACAGAATAATTTGAAACTTGCTGATGCCTCCAAATTGGCTCGCGTTGCTCAAGACCTTGCTGTTCTATCTGGCAAGAACTCAACAGAAGAATTCCAACTTTTGACTTATGCTGTTATGACCCAAAGAAGCGAACTTTTCAAATCTGCTGGAATCAATGGTTCGGTGCAAGGCGCGTATCAGAAAATGGCGGCGACCCTTCACGAATCAACTAAGCAACTCACAGCCGCGCAAAAAGTCCAAGCGGCGATGAATATGGCATTAGAAGAAGGCGCAAGAGTCGCTGGCACTTACGAAGCGGCGATGCAGACACCATCAAAAGTCTTGCGTTCGTTCCCGCGTATCTTTGATGACATCATGGTTGGAATCGGTAACGCGCTACTCAAAGGTTTCGGTCCCCTCATCTACCATCTGTATCACATGGTTTCGGCATTTAAGGATGCAGTAGAAGGTTCTGGCGCTGTCCACAATGCAATCGTCGCCCTTGGCAATGTGATTGAGGCTCTGACAACTCCTATAACTAACGCTGTTATTAAAATCCAAGACTGGATTACCAAGATGGATACGGCGCAACTCAATGTCTACAACATGACGCAGAAAATAAAAGGGGCGATTCCTGTTGTTACTGGACTCGGTACAGCCTTTGCCCTTTTCGGGGCGAAAGATTCATTCCTCACTAGACTTCCCGCTATCGGTGGTTTTTTCGCAAAACTGACAGGTCCAATCGGAATGACAATCGCCGTACTTCTTTCCCTCATGGCGACTTCTTCCAAAGTTCGTAGCGCCGTGATGGATTTGGTTCACTCACTTGCACCGTTGTTGTCAGTTCTCAAAGTTATTAGTGTGGTCATCAATGATGTGGGGCAAGTTTTCGTAGCCGTCCTAGCCGTGGCTATCCAAAAGGTCGCAGACTTGATAACTGGATTAACGCAGTTCTTCCAAGACCACAAGACGATAGCAGAGGCACTT